CTGCAGTACATCCGGATCATAATCACGACCATCACGCGGTACCGGAATGGCCCCCACAGCGTCATCCACCATCGCCTGCAGAACCGGACGCACCTCATCCACCGTCACATGCTTCTGTAATACCGCCGACAGGGAAGTCAGTTTCTCTTCAAACGCTTGTGCCTGCGAGGCCATCTTCCCCTCAAATGTGCGCTGTAAATCCGCCAGCACTGTGGAGAATTCTTCTCCCAGTGCACGAATAATGGACAGTTCCCGTTCCGTCATTTTCTCAGTATCCCCCCTGAACATCGCTTTCACCGCATCATGCTCTGTTTCACTGATTGCCTTATTACCGTCAGATGCGCCGTCAGGCAGCTGTGATGAAACTGTTTTCCCGGCAGACGAGAACGGATCCTCACGGGCATCACGACGGGACAGCGCCTCCAGACTGTAGTTCTGCTGCTGAAGATACAGTGCATCACCGCCGGCCAGGGGCGGCAGGTTCTCCCGTTTACGGGCCTCATTGGGCGTGAGAAGCGTATTTTTCACCGCATCCCCCAGCGTTTTCATGCGCCGCTCACTGTCCATTCTCAGCAGCGTGGTGACATCAAATTCTGTACTCTCGTTTTCCCCCGTTTCCAGCGCCTCATCCAGTAACAGTTCAATGGACTCAATCAGCGTCTGCAGGCACTGGGAATAATACTGCTGCTCCAGCGCCTCCACGTTGTCACTGGAAGGCGGTTGTCCCACGCCAATCTTGTAGGCCGGGACACGGAACACCGAACAGACAATTTCAGCGGTCATCTTCAGTTGTTCCACCGTCTGCGCATCCACAGGTGAAAACGTCGTGGGGTTGTATTTTGCCCCGTTGCTCAGAATGGCCGTTTTCCCCGCATTTTCGCCTGTATACCCGCTGTCCCAGTTGCTCTTCAGTTTTTTCGCATTTTCTTCCGTAATACTGCCGGGGATCTCAATCACCCCGGACGGCCTGCCACCATTTCTGAAAAAAGACGTCGAATTTTCCTGAATATGATGCCCCTGCGTGGCCGCCAGCCCGGCGGCATACACCGGCGGCAATCCTATAAGCGGATGAAAAAAACAGTTAAACCGGTCGTGGATCACTTCCCGGGCAGGCACCGTCACCGCCTCCGTGATCCCGCAGTTCCGGTCCGGCGTGATGCGGTAGAACACCTCGCCGTCATCCGCCACCAGAGGTTCAACCCGGCTCCAGTCCAGAATACGCAGTTCTTTGATCTGCCCCCGGGCATTACGGATTTTCAGCACCACCGTATTGCCGTGACGCAGTTTGGCGTTCAGCCACAGTTCAAAAAACTGGATGCGGTTCTGCTGGGCGTTGGGACGACGACAGAGGCGGGCAATATCCCCCCGGCGCGTTTCCCTGCGTATCCCATGCGCATCCGTCTGCATAAGACGCAGCCGCATTTTGGCGATATCCTGGGATATCAGCGAAATACATGCAAACACCGCATGAAAGGAGAGGACGGCTTCAGGATCGGCTTTCACGCCCTGCTGCCAGGCGCCGGAAAAGGGCTCAGCCACCGCCTGAAACAGGCTGGTCCAGCCCGCCTCTCTTACGTCACGTCCTGATTTCTGGTTTTTTCGGGTTCGCCGTAAAAGGTTCCACATTCGCCATGCTCCGCATCACGTTTCTTTTTCTGACCTGCCGGACGTCGCACCGTGATGTACTCCGCCTTTCCCAGGCGAACCAGCACCTCCGCACACGGCTGTGCCACATCACGGATATCCCCGGCCCGGGCATCATGCGTGCCCTGCAGATATCGGATCTTTGCCATAACCTGTTACGGGAGGCGCACGCCTCCCGTCCTCCTTATCAGACTCAGCCGCCGGACGCACTGCCGTAGTTCACTCCGGTGATCACCGCCACCGCCGCGGTACGGCGACGACGCCAGTTGATCCAGCGCTCCGCACGGATGGCCACGCTGCCTGTCTGGAACATGGAAACCAGCTCCACCGGGGACGGCGTGGTACTGTCGCCGCCCGGCTCAGACTGCATTTCCAGTGATGCCTCGCGGGACATATCCACTGCCACGCCGCCGTCATCCGCCAGATAAATATCCGGGGCATTCACCAGCACCAGCTGGTCACCCACGTACTGGGAGACAATCACCGGCAGCCCCTGGAAGGAGCCACCCAGCAGGGTCATGTCCGGGTATTCCTTCTGACCCAGCGCATTTTTACGCATGGACAGTGCCAGGGCATTGGTGCTGGACATCAGCCAGACCGCACCGGTGGGCTGCAGGTTTGCTGCCACAAACTGTCCAAACGCAGCCTCTGCATCCGCATCCGGGTTACCGGTTGATGCCGTGCCCTTCACATCATGGGTGATGGACGCCGGGGAGACATCTGCCACTGCGGCTTTTTTCGGGTCCACAAAGTCTGTATCCAGACGCGCCACCACCGCTTCCGCCAGCGCATTACGGACCAGTGCATCAGCAGCCGGACTGGAAAAACGGATCAATTCTTCCGTCAGTACCGCAATGGCCGACACCTTCGCATGACTGAAGGTGATGGATTCAAAATCAAACTTCGTCAGGGGTTTTGCCTTACCCTCACCCACCCAGCCGGCAGCACCGCCGGACACCTGGGCGTGCACACGGATATTGAACGGCACCTGACGAAGTGCAGGGATCCCGCCCTGACCAAATCGCCCGATAATGGTCTGCGGACGCAGGTAATCAATAAAGTCCTGTGCGTATTCCTGATATTCAGACAGGCTGCCTGCCCACTGCGGATCCGTGGTGGTCCCCGCGCCCACTGCCGATTTCAGGACATGATGCAGACGACTGTCATCCGGATACTGACGACGGGCCACTTCCAGGGCTTCAGATCGGACGCCTTTAGCCGCAGCCAGCGATTTGGCAAAGCGGGCGAAGCCAATCCCCTTATCCAGTTTCTGCTCCACACGGATCACCGGCGCAGAAGCCACCGCGGCCACATTCCCGTTACCGGCCTGTTTCACCGGCTGCGCCGTGGCGGCCTTACCGGCTTCCAGTTCACGCAGGCGCTTCAGGTGCGCATCCACCTGACGGATTTCCGCTGCGGTGTTGTCGTAATGCTCTTCCTCCTCCACATCCAGCGTGCGCCCTTCCTCTGCGGCTTTGGTCATGACCTCCTCAAGGGAGGCTGCCAGCGCTGCACGCTTGTTTTCAAAACTTTTAATCTGTTCGCCAATATTCATTATGGTCTTTTCCTTATGAAAAACGGTTGTTGACTGTGCCGCAGCGCCGGCAGAAGATGCGATTTTCACCACCGGTTTCCGGTTGCCGGACGCGGCAGAAAACGGGCGGTCGTAAGATTTAATGGTCCGGATGGTGCATTCCGCATTCGCGGGCACGGTGACGGCAGACACCTCCATCAGTTCCCAGCGCAGAAAATGCAGTCCGCCTCCGTCCAGAAAGGTGTATTCATGGGGACGGAAGCCCACGGACAGCCCCCTGACCAGCCCGGTCTTAATGGCCGCCCAGACCTCATCCAGCCGGGCAGCCAGTTGCGACGGCATATCCGGTACGGGCTTCACCAGTGTTGCCGTGATTTCCAGCCCTTCGCTGACCCGGCGCACCGTACACTGCCCCACCGGGCGGGAATGGTCATGCTGCCAGAGAAACGGGATCGCACTGCCAAACTCCGCGCCCTCCGGCTCCAGGATGTCACCATCCCGATCCGGAGAAGGCGTTGACGCAATCCCGGTGATCACTCGTTCATCCTCACTGAAGGATTTCACCGTCAGCAGGGAACAGGCCCGTTTAAGAGTCACATCAGCCTCCTGAAAATAAAAAAACCGCCGGAGCGGTTCGTGATGGTTACAGTGTGAACAGGGTTATATGAAAAAAACCGCATATTCTTTCTTTTTCGGTTCCGGGTTAAGGGACATCAGGGAGACCGCATTGAACAGCGCCATCAGCGGGTCAATTTTTCCCCGTCCACTGGCCTGTTTGGTGATAAGAATGGCGTTACCTTTAGGCTCCACCCGGGCATTGCCGACACACCAGGCCATCAGGGGCTGGTCACCATGCACCAGCACCCCTTCAGCCAGTTTGCGCTCGGTGGTTTTAATGGCCCCGCCCAGTTTCCAGCCCTGGCTTATCCCCACCACAATTCCGTCGGGGATCCCGGCTTCCGCCAGTGAATCCAGAATCTGCCCCACCCCTGACGGGTCAATACCGATATGGTCCAGTAACTCAGCCTCATGAATGCGACGCACATATTCCGCCACTTCCGCCGTGTCATCCCCGACACGCCGGACAATGGTCATATCTCCACAGGCAACAAGATCCTGAAACCGGGACGCCTCGCTCTTCCGTCGGACCACCGCGGTTTCATGCGCCCAGGCATGGCCCCAGCCCAGCCATTCGCGGGTCTCCCGGTCACGCCCAATCACATACATCCCCAGCAGATCATCCAGCCCTCCGCCGTCAATCCCCACCGTCACCACATCAGCACGACGCAGGATATCGTCCAGGCTGATACAACGGCCCTGCTCTTCCCAGAAATCAGCCCCCGCCCAGCGGTCAGAGCGCAGGGCAAGACCAATTTCCACATTGGCGTGTTTTGACATGAACCCCCGGAATGTCTCTTCACCGGCTTCCCGGGCTTTACGGTACTCCCGGTACAGAAAGGCCTCATCCACTGAATAGCCGAGATTAGGATTGACCATGGCGAGGTTTTCCATCAGCAGGTGAGCCCCGCTTTCCACCATTTCAGGAGGGTGTTCAAATATCACCGGCAGAAAGTGCGGATCATGAATTTTGCCGTCGCGCACATCCCGGGCGTACTGCAGTTTCTGTCTGAACACCCCGGCGGGCGGTTCATTCGACTGGGTGGTCGTATACACCACAAACCCTTCCGGGCGGGAGGCAAGGCCGCCTATGGCTTCACGTAACATGTCCTCCGCCTTGCACTGCTTGCCAAACAGCCACAACTCATCAATCAGCGTACCCACGGACTTGATACCGGACACCGTATTCGGATCGGCTGCCACCACCTTCAGGGTGGTGTCTGTCACCCGGTGGGTGATGGTCCGGATATGGGTCTGTACCTGGCAGAGATCATCCAGATCATCGTCACGTCGTACCATATCCCGGGCAGGGTTGAAGGCGTTGGCCGCCACCTCCACAGTCGGGGCCAGAATCGTGTAACCCGCCGCCTGCCGCCAGTTCAGTAACAGTGCAGTCATCATGATCCCCGCGGCCAGCGTGGACTTCGAGTTTTTCTTGGGGATAAGGATAAAAACTTCCTTGATATGGCGTACACCGGTCTGCGCATCGTAGGAGCCAAACAGGGCCGCCACCAGGTCAAACACCCACGGTGCACAGGACTCCCCGAACGTAGGGCTACCAGGTGCATCCACAATCCGCAGTTGTTTAAAAATCGCCAGGGCATGTGCGGCCTCGTCCGGATAAATCGGATCCGGAATAATCGACAGCCCCTTTTTCAGGCGCTCTGCCCAGTCCGGGCAGGCTGTGCTCCATACAGGTATCATCCGTTGCCCTCATTATCGTTATTCACCACCAGTCGGGGTGGCGGTGGCACCGCAAAACGGTTAGCCGCTTTTTTCGCGGCATCACCTTTTGCCGATTTTTTCCCGGTATCCCCTTTTTTATGGTGCGTGAACTGCGCCAGACGCCAGGCCGCATCCAGTGCCAGTTTCGGATCAATGCAGAGGTTTTCCACCAGGATCCGCCCCATGGCTTTCACCGGATCGGGAAGACCATCCTCCATATATTCAATACCAGGAGACATCACCGCGGACGGTGGCATCTCCGGATTGTTTTCGTCCGGCTGTGGTATTGCAGCCGCCTCACGGCGACGGGGTTTATCCTCCTGCTCTGATTTTTTCTGCCGGTAAACAGGAACCTCATCCACCTCCACCGTCTCGCATTGTTTACGGGCTATAAACGCAAGCACCTCCGGATCTTTTGCCAGCTGCGAGCCTTTAACCCTGGCGGTCTTCGCCGAATAACCGGCGGCAATGGCTGACGCTGTTTTGTTTTTCCCGGACATGAGCGCCAGCGCAAATTTTCGTTTTTGCGTTGTCAGCACAGCCTCCTCCCGGGTCCAGAACGCACTCAGCCGGGTATGGTTCAGCCCATTTTTCCCGGCGTCTCATGCCGCAAATGTTAACTGCTGCCTGGTTAACATTTGCTGAAAAAGCCTGTTAACATTTTTTCCGCACAACAAACTGAATAATAAAGATAAAAACCGCAAAAATGCCCGGGCAGCCAGTTAACATGTTAACTGCCCTGAAACGGGAATTTTTTCTCTGCGTGAGAGGGGGCGCGGTGTCCAAAGCGATCGTTTTTTACGCCGGATGATACCCCCCCGGGTTGGGTTACAGTCCGATGATGTCGTCCTCTCTGCCACTACCTCCGGACACCTCCGGCAGCGTCGGGTCCGGCATACCACTCGCCGCTTCACGAGCAGACTTTTGTCGATGGCATTCGGCACAGAGCGTCCAAAGATTCGTCTCCTCATTACCACCACCGAACTGAAGTGCAATTCGGTGATCGAGTTCACTGTCACAGAGGTCAACCACACGACCACAGATACAGCACTGCCCGGCGTCCCTCAGCCAGATATGACGCTTGAGGGAAACACGTGCACTGCCACTGACACGACGCTGCTCCCCCTTCAGAATATTCACCCGTCGGGTATTCAGTGTTTTGATTCTGCTCTGGAGTGTACGAAGCTCAGCCATGTAAAATCCCCGTCATATGGCAATCAGTAAAGGAAATAAATATGTCATCGAAAAACCGGACCCGCAGAACCACAACCCGCAATATCCGTTTCCCCAATCACATAATTGAACAGATCAACATCGCCCTTGAGCATAAAGGGTCCGGTAACTTTTCAGCGTGGGTTATTGAAGCCTGCAGGAGAAGGCTGGCAACAGATGCAACGCATCTGCGCCCGGCCAGCATGACAAATAACGAGAAATGAACGTTCGGTTTCTTCCACCATCGCACCGGACAGGCGACTATGAGGGGACAACGCCGCGCTCCGTTAACGCGGTAAACCCCGGTGTGTATCGTTTTTGATTATCCCCGCACACTCGCGCAGAGGAGTCTCCCTGTCGGGCTGCGGTCTCTGTTAATGCAGGAATACGGCGACAATACCGCGCATGGATAATAAGGTCGCTCAACACACTGGTTGTAATGCAGCGGATACCATGCGGCATTTAGCGGCATTCATCGTACACTCCACGGTTAGCTCTTCATTCGTGGCATTCACCTGAAAGGTCCGGGAGTGTAATTGCGTACATTTACCACTGAACGAACCTTCAACAAGAACACGACCACGCTGCAAAATACGGAACGGAATTGTTCCCTGAAAAGGTTCTACGGTTACCCGTAATTTCTTCATGTATCCTCCGGATAATAAAAAGCCAGCTTAGTGCACTGAGTGCGGATATATTCCTGCGCCCCTTCCAGCTGCTTCTGCATTGTCATCAACCGTTCTCTGAGGATGAAATAATCCCGTTCAGCGGTGTCTGCCAGTCGGGGGCCGGTTGCATTATCCACGCCGGAGGTGCCGGTGGCTTCACGCACGGTACCGGAGCAGGTGGCGTTGATCCGCAGGCGCTTACGACCAGCGGCAACATCAGCACGCAGAGTTTCATTTTCAGCTCTCGCATCGGCTAATTCCCTCGAGTATCTGGCATCAAGTTCAGCGACATCACGCTGGCGTATCTGCATATCAGTAATTGTCGCGTTCGCCAGTTTCAGCTCACTGACTTTTTTATCGCGCTGCGCTTTGTAGGTGATGGCGTTATCGCGGTAATGATTCAGCCCCAGACTAAGCACACCACAGGCTACCAGCAGGACAATAATCACCACACACAGAACACGGTTCATATCACCACCAACGGATTGCCCAGACCAGAACAGCAATGGCCACAATACGAATGGCAAATGCCATTGCCCGAATAAGTTCAGCACTCATCTTTTTAAAGTTCACGATTTCAGCGCAATGACCAGTTTTGCCAGCCCATACAGCATCGGAGACACAGCAATACCAACAGCCACCCACTTAATAGCAAAAGCCAGCGCTCTGCTGATGTCATCAGTCACTGTCACCCCAGCAGCCCCGACGAAGACAACATCACCCAGGCGAGGGACAGAAAAAGAGCAACCAGCATTAGTGAAAATGAAATACCGACAATCACACACAGGACCTTTGCCGGCGTTATGAGTTTGTCTGACATAGCTACCCCTTAATTGCCACAATTAACTGGGATACTACCCATAAAAAAGGGATGCTCCAGACCAGCAAAAATTTCCAGTTTGGTAATTGACTAATCATGAGTCGCAACTCCCTAATCAGTTTGCTAAAATCAATCAAGGCAGCCTCCCATAGCTTACTGCCATAAAAACAAAACCCCGCTTGCTGCCAACAAACGGGGTTTTTACTTTTATTCACTTACATTTTGCCAGTTCGCAGGATTTCGTGTTATCCGTCCGCCTTGGCCAACGTCATTTATTAGCAAAATATTCTGCTTATCTGTCGATTCCCCAGCACGCCAGCGCGCTCTCCTGGTCACGACGGGATACCTGACCGTAACAGTTATTTGAGCGAATACGGCAGTCCCTGCCACCGTCCTTAATCCACCAGCGAATCGCCTCACACGCTCCCCTGCGATCACCTGCATTAATTCGTTTATAAAACGTCGACGGAAAACACTTACCGGGGCCAATGTTGTACGGACAGAATGACGCGATCCCCGCTTTCTGGGGTTCACTCAATGGCACTCTGATGTTTTTCTCCACCCATGCCAGCGCCTTATCACGCTCAATGGCGTTAACCCGGTCGCATTTTTCCTTCGACAACTTCATGCCCGGAACGACAGGTTTGCCATCCACCAGGATGGCACCGCGGCAGATGGTCCAGATACCCGCGCCATCACGGTATGCCGTGGTGTGGTTACCTTCCTTTTCATCCAGAAACTGGTCGAGAATGTCAGGCGCAGGCGCACCAGCGGCAATCAGCGCCAGAACGGCAGCCGACAGGCCGTATCTGATTTTTGCGTTCATGGATATTTATCAGGATTTATCGGTTTCTGAGCCCTGGATATGTTTATCAGTTCCAGCCTGTTGCCTCAGGCTGCTAACAGGTCAATACAATCATGAGGATTATTTATGGACAATAACACCATTTCTCTACAGGAGTTGCTCGACAGCATTTCCAGGCTTCGGGAAGACGTGAATACCCTTACCGTCGCCTTCTCATATCTGGCATTCTCAATTCCAAGGGAACAGATGCAATCAACGCTGGCATCAATCCAGTTTGAATCATGCAATCCCAAATGGTCTCAGGAACAACAAGACTCTTTCAGGCGGCTTGCTGTATTACTGGATGAAAAATATGCTGGTAAAATTACCATTTCGGCGGACTCTTCAGAGAACCAGTAATTATTCCCGGTAGTTTTCCTCTGTAGGTTATCAACACATCCTGCGCCTCTAAAATTACGGGGCGCTTTTCCGGCGACTGCTCATCCCCTTCACATAACCCGGCAGCAACATCCAGGAAGACCTGTCTGATGCTCCTTCTGGCTGCTGCCTCATAAAACTCCAGCGCGGCACCTTCAACACGGTCCAGCGAGATGTCCAGGTCAAAAATTTCACCGTCAAAGCGTTTTTTGTCCCGTAACGCTAAAGTTACCGTAACTTTATTCTCAAAATTGCGGATCCCTTTCACAATCAGTTCATAGTTTTGAGTCATTGAATTACTCTCCCCGTGCCGCCTTACGACGGTCCTCTCTGATTTTGAAATACAGGTTAGTCAGATATGTCAGCAGCCCAAACAGCAGACTCCCCAGCACGCCTATTGCCGCCCACTGAGACGGGGAAACCCTGTCCAGCAACTGCAGGAACCAGTAGCCCGTTCCCACCGCTGACGTGGTGTATGACACACCTGTTGTGATTTTTTCCATCTGGTACATACCCCGTCTCCCGTTATCCGGAAGCTGACAACAATAAAAAAAGCCACCAGTTAAGTACTGATGGCTCTGATAACTCATGCAGGCATCTCAGACGACCCACTGACACTACCGGTGAGTTTAACGATACCTTCCATTTGACTGGCTCACTTTTTATGATGATGCCGGTGCATTTATCTCCAGCACCAGGCTGCCGATATCGACGCCATACGCTGCATTTTTGGTAATATCCGTCAGCGTCAGCGCATTCAGCCCCAGTGTCAGACTGTCTTTTATGACCTGGAATGCCGGGCCAGCCACTCCATTCAGTTTCGGAGTAACCGTGGCACTGCCGGCGGTGAACACCAGCTCCAGCGTCTGCCAGTCGTTACTGTAATTCCCGAACTCGCCCAACTTTGTGTTTCCGGCTTTCTTGTGATGCATCAGATTCAGTTTGCCGTCTGTGGTCTGGGTGAAGAACGACATCAGGAACGGGTTACCAGTCCCGGTCATCGCCACGACGTCAGGTAACGCTACATCGGTATACAGATAAATTCCCAGACCGAACTGGTTGTTGGTCAGTGCGCCTGACAGTCGAAACTTACAGCTCAGTCTGCCACCCCGTGTCAGCAGGGAGACTGCGTCATCCACCGGATGCATCAGGGACCAGGTTTTATTGCTCTGCTTGGTAACCTTAAACACACCATCTTCCAGCGCAACACTGCCGCCGGTGATGGTCCAGCCCTGCGCAGCAGCCTCTCCGGCTGTCGGCAGCAGGGAGACTGTACGAACGGATGTGTCACCATCAGACGGCCCCGATGGCGTGTCGCCGCCGGGCGAGGGTTTAATCTCCGGTGCGGTACCGCTGATGAAGGCGCTGGTTCGACCAACTGCGTTCAGAATAGCGGTTGCCAGGCGATCCGAAATAATGCCCCTGCGCGCCCATGAACTGAAATGTGTCGGACGATTTGACGATACCCAATTACCATTACTACGGGATTGCGCGCCGTAATAACCTGCATCAGCAATATCCGGGTCTTCTGCCGGTAAGTTGGTGGGCGTGTTGTTGCCGTTACCGTCGGTCATGAACGGCACAAAGAAAACGTTGTCGCTCTCCCTGTTTTTGTACGCGCCGTAGACGGAGTCATACTGTGTGCCGTATGTGTTTTTCCAGTAATACGTCGTGTCGCCACAAATCCACGGTACAACTGCAGCACTGCCGCCATGGCACTGCGCGTTAAATCCGGAAAGGTCAGTACGGAACTGCTTCAGCATGGCCGTGAACAGGTCCGGTTGCTGTGCGTAGGTGGCAGCGCTCATGTCAAATTCGCCCTGCATCCAGCACACCGCCAGCAACACATTTTTCGGGTTCTTCTGTAATGCCGCTTTGGTGCGTGCGATCAGGTCCTGATATAACGGTTTACCCACACCCCAGCGTGCCGAATCCTGGCTGGCCCCCGTGTCCGCACTGAATGTCCCCTCCGCGCCCTGGGTGAATGCCGAACCACCACGACAGCATGGTACCAGCAGGATCCCCGCGTTATTCGGGATATACGGAAGCAGTTTTTTGGCAATATGTAAGCCCTGGCCGACACAGCCGTACTGCCCTTTGCTCAGGTCTGCCTTCGGATGATTCAGTGCGCTCATATCCTGAACATCATGCAGGCAGTGGTCTGCCGGAATGATGTCGTTAAATGCGCATGCTTTACCACCGGGAGTCACTGTGTTGCGACGGGCCAGTTGCTTAATGCGTGGGTGGGGCGCATCGTAAGAATCCGGAAGCGGAAGCCCTTCACCGTAAGCCATGGCATTGGATTGCCCGGCCAGTACGATGACGTAGTACCACTCCGGCTCAGTTGCACCACTGACGACCACATCACCTTCTGCTGCAATCGCCTGCATCAGGGTATAAGGGGTTATGGCCACCGGACTACCAAACGGCTGCCAGCCCTCTTTCAGTTTATGTGTCAGCTTTTCCGCAAGATCTGACGGCGACGCCGCCCTGACAACATCATAGTGTTTAAATGCCATGGTTCTTTCCACCATCTGAAAAATGATTCTTTAAAATACCTGACATGTAATACAGAAAAAACACAAAACCATACCTTAAATAAAAACCTCATCATCAAGCAGATATGCATGGATAAACTACAAGACGAGATATAAACCACCCTGCATTTAAATAAACAATAAACAACATCAGAAAAATAATTCTGCTCTATGGTTTACAATCAAAAATATCATTTATACTTTTCAGAACATCACCAGCAAGGCATAAACAAGGAAACTAAATGAAGTGGATTGTGATTGATACAGTTATCCAGCCATCATGCGGAATATCTTTTTCAGTCATATGGAGTAAAATAAAATTAATAATCTGGTATCAATCGGATGCTTTCTTACCTCCTGAAAGTATATTTACACTGACTCACACAGGCATCATGCTCAATAACAAAGTGCTACCTGTAACCATTTACAACGTAGTACCATTCAATAAAACATTATGGAATTTAATCAAAAACAGCCAGGAATGCCCTACAAATACAGATAACGTATTGAATGAATGCTTTAATAACCGTTGCACTCTGCAAATATGTCCTTATGGGCTAAAACAACAAAGTCCATAAGCAGTTTACTCACATCTGACAAAATCAATATAAACAGCCCCTCCGGAGAGGGGCTGGAGAGTGGCGCTATGTGCCATTGCATGGTGCCGGGTGCCTCCCGGTGAATTCAGTACCAGCACCTGAATCCGCGATTATCCCATATACCTACTCGCTGATTACCCCTCCGCACAGGGGGATTCACCATGCGAAATTTTTTAACAAACTTCCCGCCGGCCAGACAATAATCGCCAGCCTGAATTATGAGCAACGTGGCATTTTACGGGAAAACTGTTTTCTGCAGTAAAAAGGCCCGCCGGAGCGAGCCTGGAAGGATAGCGGTCATGTGATGCCGGTTTCCCGGTAACTCAGCATCGGTATCTGAGTCAACGTTTTCTCTACTGGGTCATTTCCGATACGTTCCGCCTTCCGGCAGACTTTCATCACGTCAGAAAATATAGCACCCTGAGTAACAGGACAGTACTCAGAATTCAGGAAACTGTGACACATCCTGCACAGAAAAGCCCCTCCGGAGAGGGGCTGAAGTATAGCCTAATTTCTGTCTGTCGCATGGTGCCAGGGGCCTCCCGGTAAATTCAGCCTGTCTACTGAATTTGCATGTTCTCTGGATCATACACTTTGCCAGATGCCCCGCCGCTGAGGGGGATTCACCATGCGATGTAATTTTTAACAAATTCTCCGGCAGCCAGACAATCATCAAGCTGTGGAATTGTGAGGTATTTAAAAATTTCAACGGGTAACTGATACCCTGCTAATCGCCTGATGCTTTCTTTTTCAGCAACGGGAAAGCAACAACCACACACCCGCCACCAAAACACCATCAGACAGCACCGACATTATCCGGCTGCTGAAGTCCACCATCACCACCAGAAACAACAGGAGTGCAACCACAGCTGCTTAGAAGGCAATTGCTCTGTCCGGCTGAGCTAACAACGCATGATGCAGATAATGGACCGCCATCGGGGACTTGAACCCCGCGCAGCCAGCTTCGAAGGCTGGCGCTCTATCCCGATGAGCTAATGGCGGTATGTGATGGTGGCCCTTGCTGGATTTGAACCAGCGACCTGGCGATTATGAGTCGCTCGCTCTCACCACTGAGCTAAAGGGCCGGAAGCAGAATAATAATGGTGCGTAATTAATTCTGCAATCTCATCCGTTTCAAACGATTAAATCCTGAACTTCCCTGACTGTCTGCTCAAAACGTCCGGTCTCCTGTTCAACGCCAATCGCACGACGCCCGAGCGCCAGTGCAGCTTTTACCGTTGAACCTGAGCCCATAAAAAAATCTGCAACCAGGTCACCCGGACGACTGCTTGCGCTGATTATCTGCTGCAGCATTTCTGCCGGTTTTTCGCACGGATGTTTCCCGGGATAGAACTGCACCGGTTTATGTGTCCACACATCCGTGTACGGCACCTGCGCCGTCACACCAAAATACCGCCGCAGATGCTTATATTCACTCTGCAGCTCCACATACTGCCGGTTCAGTGACGTATACGTATCCACCAGCTGGTGGTGGGGCTTTTCCAGTTCACCGCGCTGATGTTTCTCTTCTGCCACCCGGGCAAACAGCGACTGTAATTTCAGATAATCGCTTTCGTTCGGTAGCTGCCACTGACTGGCACTGAACCAGTGCGACACCATGTTTTTCTTTCCTGTGGCATCTGCAATCTGTTTTGCCGTTATCCCCAGGGCCGCGCGCGCATCACGAAAGTAAGAAATCAGCGGGGCCATCACATGCTGTTTCAGTGCACTGCCCTTCGCCGCATACCCGGCATCTTTCGGACGATACGGCCCCTGATAATGTTCCGCGAACAGAATGCGCTCTGTGGCGGGGAAATACGCCCGCAGGCTTTCCTTGTTGCATCCGTTCCAGCGTCCGGACGGCTTCGCCCAGATAATATGGTTCAGCACACAGAAGCGTTCACGCATCATGATTTCGATATCAGATGCCAGGCGATGACCACAGAACAGGTAAAGACTTCCGACAGGTTTCAGCACCCGCCAGAACTGCGCCAGACACTGGTCCAGCCACTTCAGGTAATCATCGTCGCCCTTCCACTGGTTATCCCAGCCCTCAGGCTTCACTTTAAAGTACGGCGGGTCCGTGACTATCAGGTCAACAGAATTTTCGGGTAACGACCGGATAAATTCCAGGCAGTCGGCGTTGATTAACTCACAACTGGATATTTTTACAGTATTAAGCATGGATCATTAAGCCTGTCTCTGATAGGCTCATTCTGCTTTTGCGCAAAGCAGTGGGCCTGAGGTTTGCTTGTGAACCCAACGCATGAGCAGATGGCTGGTGGGTGCCCCTAACACCCACCAGCCGCCCATTTACCACAAATAAAAAAGCCTTCACTGCGGAAGGCGTCTGTAACAACCGAACTGATAGTCTGCCAGACCCGCCATAACCAGCTGGGTCAGTATTAACTGGCAGCGTTCGCGTGAAAGGTAAGTATTCTGCGCTATCTCCCCGACTGTCGCCGGTTCGGTAACGCTTAATTCATTAAACACCACTCTGGCGGTTTCTGTCATATCCTGCTGTTTTAGCATGTCTTTTTCCCTTTTCCGGTTAACGTGACACACCAATAACTCTTGTCGAAAAAGCCAGCAAGCTGAAAGACAGGTATTCACCGCCACCAGCGCGTTTACTGTACTGACGCGATTTCAGTCATAAAAAACCCGCCAGGCGGCGGGGTGTAAAAAATCTTCTAACGTCAGGCATAAAACGCCCATCGTTAGAGCAAATTTACCACAGATTCGGGAAAAATCAACAACACTATCGCGTTACCCTCTTTAACTGCCGCTCCGCCCATGCCTCTTCAATGTCAAACCGAACCACCAACGTATCGTAAAAGCGTTTCACTGATTTTTTCCACGTATCAAGCGTGATAGCACTCGTCACTTTGCATATGGCATTAAATGCCTCCGTTGATGGTAGTCTTTCACAGCCACGACCACCACAACGCTGGCAGTCTCTGATAACAGGCATACCACGTTTTACCGACTCTTCACGATGAATGGCGACACCACGCCCACGGCAATCCTTACAGGCGGTGGAAATCTCCCCCTTCCCTTTACATTCAGGACAAGACACTTTCACCACCTCCCGATTTTTTTTCCATTCTTCCCAGTAAGACGGATACACACCTTTCGTACACTTTGCCCATACCGGCGGCTTACCATCCGGATACTGGACCTTGTTTGTAAAAACTACGCTTTCAATAAATTTTTCCCCATAGCAACAAGGGCACTGCTTTTTACTCGCTGCGCTGCGGGCATAATCCTCAAAAGCGTACGAAGCCATAATGCGCATCACTACCGGTTTTATTTCTGCCGGGAGTTTTCTTAACGCCGCCACGCGATCACACCGACTGAGTGCATATTCTGTCAGCAATTCTGTTGCCCGCTCTCTGTCATTCATACTAATGCCCATTTTCCCAAGGAACGCAGAAAACCCCATCTCAGCCCGATTCTGTGTCATGCCCTGCGCGGCCATCACATCAGTGATACTCAGCGCATCTTTCGACGTTGAGGCCGATGCATCAGTCAGGCCGGGGGATTTTGGGGAGTAGTATTTCGGTAAATCTTCCAGTTTCATTTTTTGACCTGCTCTTCATGCATTATGGGGTAAATCTTCACCCCCAGACGTCCACCAGATACTGGCTGACCACGAACGATATTGATTTCATCAAACTGCTCATCGTCCATTAGCAACCCCGCATGCGTCAGCGCATCCAGCGGCGCTTTCAGAATATTGTCCAGGTCACGGCGGCGCTTATCCGGTGGTTCTGCAATAATTTTTATTGCCAACCTTCCGGACAGGCTTAATTTCAGCCGCTGCTGGCGAACAATAAGCGCCACTGCCCGGCGATAACGCTCCCCGGCTTTTGATACAAAATATGTGCTGCCACGACGACGCCAGTAAGTGTTCACCGTTGGCGGGTAAGGCAAAACAAATTCTATGCGTTCAGTCATTTATGCTTTCCACTTCAGAACACCCGAATTTCTCGCGTGCATTAAAAAACGAATCAGCAACAACAGCTGGCTGCCGTGTTTTTCTTCATAATCTTTTACCCCGGCGTGTAGTTCGCTATGGCATTTACGGCACAGCGGAATAACAAACAAATCATCAGCCTTTGTTCCCATCCCTCCCAGTCCATGACCAATGATGTGATGCGGATCATCTGCCTGATTGCCACACGTCATGCATTTCTGCGTTTTTACCCAGCGCGTGTATACAGGCATCTCTTCCCGTTGTGATTTCTGGCGCTGGAGATACTGAGCCGGTGACTCGGGATCAACGGCAATGCTGACCACCGTCTTTTCCTGTGGCGGGTTTTGCTGGTGGGCGTGAGGCAGCGGCGCAAGATTTTTTGTGCGCTGCTTCAGTATGCTGGTGGCGGTCTGCTCTCCCGGTACGATGTCGCTTTCACGGTACATTGAGCGGATTTTTTCCGCACGCAACCCCAGCGAACGACGTAATACCGCTTCCGGTAGCGCGTCCGCCACCTGATTGCGGACCGCCCACCAGGATAATTCAGCCAGCGATAATTCCCGTTCCTGCGAGCCATTCATTGCATGGCGTATGACGTCAATCATCCATGCAGACAGGTTTTGGTGAGCAAGTTGCCCGAGTGATTCGGATGTCTGGTCGCGCAGCTGGTTGTCGCAGTGCCAGCACAACACCATTGCGCCGGTACCATAACGGTGAATGACGGTTTCACTGTGGTGATAATCACCGTGTGGCCACTGGCAGGATTTAACATGGCGCAGTAACCAGTCAGACAATGCGCCAGCGCCACCAGCAGCACGAATCACTCGTTCGTCGCTGAAAAATGGCAGTAATGATTTATCCTCCGCCAGCGGCTGGCGAACGGCAGGAACGACCCCGGACGGCAGATTACGCATGCTTTTCGGTTCCGGCTCCACCAGTACCCGGGTATTGTGGAATACCGGCATGGATTCACGGCCCGGCTTAACGATCACCAGCCCGAGTTCCGGTACCAGAACAGGTCGAAGTAATACCCGCACGTTACCTCCAGATGCGTTGCTGGAATGTGCGGGACGGACGCGGTGGTCGTTCGGAGTAAGGAAGCCTGACGGAGATTATCCAGTGACGATAATCGAGGCTGAGGGCTTTCTTAATCTCGTATCCGTGTCTGCGGTAGCACTGAATTAGCCACTCGGCCTGTTCTTCAGTGCATGGGGGATGCTGGAACCAGTCAGATTTGAAAGTGCGGGAACGCCGCCCGTGCCTGCTGGCAGGGGCGGCAGAGTTATCCGAATTGTAAAATTTGGTATCGTGCGCCATCTGTTTTCTCTGCTGGCGCAGCAGGTGCCAGTTGTTCAGGCTGACGGATGGATTGTAAACCAGAACGACCAGAAAAAACAAAACCCGCCGAAGCGGGTTAAGTGCGGGTGCGTTGAGGATGCCTGACACATCAGCGGTGGCGAGGGATTTCTCCCCCGCCGGGTCTCTTACTCCTCAGGTTCGTAAGCTGTGAAGACAGCGACCTCCGTCTGGCCGGTTCGGATTCGTACCTCGCAGAGGTCTTTCCTCGTTACCAGTGCCGTCACTATGACGGTTAAACAGATGACGATCAGGGCGATTAACATCGCCTTTTGCTGCTTCATAGCCTGCTTCTCCTTGACCTTTCGGTCCGTAAGAGGCTAATCTCTATGTGTCGCATAGATATGGCCTCAGATTAATGTTAAGCGTCTTGCAGGACGCGTAATGTTAACTGGGGCTTTTCTCTATCTGCCTTTTGGTGTTCATGCCTGAGACAGATAGCCTCAAGCACCCGCAGTCATTCTACTTAACTAAGATTTCCCCGCAAACCGTTTTTGTCCGGCACAGTAAATATCCAACTAAACCAATGGCGTTCGCTGTATTTACCGCCAGTATTCAATGCACATGACCGCCATGAACACCCCTAAAAAAAGGGCATTTATATATCCAAATATTAATATCAAAACATCAACTTTTTCCATATACCTTGCTGTGAAGATGATGGGCATACATGATACGAACAACCAGAACGCAACAAACAAAAACTGCAATGCGTTTTTCATTATTCCTCCTACAATCAATGTGCAATTACATTTAAACACACCTCAATTTGGCCGGACATATAAATATCTAAACCAGAAAAAATCACTTACATAGCGTTACAAACTCTTTAGTCTAAATATTCATCGTAAAACATTCCCCATACTTATCAGCCCGTTCTGCGCCAGGTAGCTCATTGCCTTATCTGGGAATCTGTAATCAGGTTTCCGGATGCTGGTGGATTTTCGCGTTTTAGTTGTTCATAAAAGTGCACAGCTTTAACCAGTTCTTCTGATGTAACCGGGACTGGCGGGGCAGTGAATAAGGCCTGAATTTCATAGTTCGGCCTGTCGTTACAATCCTCTTTTTTCGGTACATATTTCCAGTCACCAGACCACTACTTCCCCTGAAAGTCCGTAACGCCTTTTTTTTCACGTAGCGATATCGCCATGCCACTGTTTTTGCTTGCCCCGCCGTTTCATGCCCTTCCTGATAATTAACCTCGCTCATTCATCGCCCCACTCATCACAATATGCTTCGACCGGAGTTTTTCCTGCTTCATAATCATCACGCCATGCTTCAGCATCAGCAGCACTGCCACCACGTAACTCTGCATAGTCCATTAACAGTTCATGCCATGCTTCAAAACTGACGTTGTATTTAGTTGAACCAAAATCAGCCATTTTGCTCTTCCTCTTCGTCTTTTATTTCGTGATATGAGTAATTGCAGTAGTTAAAGAAAATATCTTTTGCTTCGTCATGTATTTCATCAGGCGTCGCATCATCATCCACTTCGAATTCATCCTCGAAATCTCCACCGGCTATTCCCGTTTCAATAATTATTTTAAACTTTCGCATTTAACTACCGCCCTTTCGGGCGGCCTCCTGATGTTCTGAGGGTGCAGAAATCCCTCCGGTTAAGGATTAAATTTTTAACAGAGCTAAATTTAATTATTCAGTTCTGGATTTTGTCGCCCTGCGTATCCGCGCTTTCGCGTTACGCTCAATCTGAATTAGCTTTTCTATATTTTTTCGCCTTTCCTGTTCCTCCTGGCGCAATAGCCTTACATCATCTGCCAGTCTGGTTTCTCTTTTCGCCACAGAGAGCATCCAGTCAAATGGTTCCACAACTGCACCGCAGATTTTACAGCGGACCTGACGCTCTTTTTCGTCAACCCGGACAGAGGCGTGATGACAATATGGTCTTTCCGATGGCTCATAAAGAAAATTAACCTGATTACGAGGGTCATCCTCTTTTACCGGAAATAAAACGATATTGCTTAACTCATCCTCTGGTTTTATTTCCATGCTCCTCTCCTTTGATGCGAATGCCAGCGGTAATTGAAGCCTGATAGCTAATTTCACTCACAGTACCGCCTCCTGAAAATTTAATGAACAATTCAATACGTTCTTTGGTAATAGTGGTCATGTGTTACTCCTTAACCCGCAGTGCTTTCAACTGATGAGGGGAACAAAATCTTTTCATCAAACCCTGCATTCATATCATGAACAGCAACACACCAATCCATCGACGAACGATTATCAAGAGCCTCCATGATTTCATCCATGCGGCGCAGGTCATACAGGTAAATGCTTTTATCGCCAATGGTGTAAAAACCAATTTTTTTCGGTGATGGGCAGCGATCAAGAACGTCCTGTAATTCGTTCAACCATGCCCGTTCTTTTTTTGTTAAAGTTGCCATATCACTCTCCTTTCCCATGAAGCATAGCGGCGCGGCAGGCGTTCCATATTTCGGCAGCAATATCGCGCTCGCTATCGGTTAATTTGTACGTGGAAACATAGCCAGAGAGCATTTCTACGTTTTCCGGAGTTGCTTCTTCCGGCACTATCGGCGCTGGAGGGGCGGCAAATAGATATCCGCCAAAGTCAGGAAGCTCTCCAATGGCCTGTACGAACTTTTGTTTGCCTACGTCAACTCCTAATGGGTAATGAGCTATAATCTTTGCCACCGGCTCTGCTTCCAGCGATACCAGTGCAATTCGTGCCAGTTCTTCCGCTTCTTCTGCTGGCAGTACAACGTTGCTACCCGGTCCGTATGTTTCGCGCCACTGCTTGATTGTCAGCAGTCGCCCTTTGGTAATAGTGATCATGCCGCGTTTCCTTCTTTCTTATTAACAATCACACCGTCATATATTTCATTAAGGTGCCCTCTCAACTCCATGCGCCTTAATGCAGATAACATGTAATCGCATTCAACCTGCTTATTCCCAGTAAATGGCTTATCGTCAGGATTACCCCAACAGCAATTACCCCTGGGCCATCCATGTACTTTCCGTACTCTTCCGTTAACAACGTGAAGTAATCCCCAGCCGGGAGGTAAATCCTCAACTGAAATAATTTCCGGCTCACTAATAAAGAATCGCCAGTCGCCCATGCCAAGTGAGGGATTTTTACGGAAACGCTTTTTTCTATCTGCCAACAAGTCAGCACGAGAACACTTCGCCTCTATCAGGCATGATGCTGAATTTCTGAATCCCATAGCATCTGGCTGTTCTCCGGTACTGGTTACAGCAACAAAGCGGTCATGAAAGCAAACCTTGAACCCGTTGCGCTTAAGGAACTTGTACGCAATCTGACAGAGTTCGCGGTGTGTTAACGCCATATCACTCTCCTTTGATGCGAATGCCAGCGGCGCGGATTGCAGCGATGACTTCAGAAACTTTGTATGCCATTACCGTTTGGTAATCATCGTGAAAATCTGTTCGATGAAGCATGCTGCTACGTTCCGGGAGCGATATTTCCCGAGCATCCAGTTCCTTAACGCGTTCCTCCAGTTCGTAGACCCTGCATTGTTCTCTATCATCAATCAGATATAACCCAAGACATTCGCTTTCTACCCAACCGCCAAAATCATGATCGTAACGCTCACATGAAAACTCACCGTCACCGTCCTTTGTTGGAATGGTGTAACTATCTAATGGGCCACCATATGTCGGCACATTCCCCAATGTTGGATGCTCAATCCACATGAAAAATGCACGTCCGGTTATTGGGCAAATATCTGGCCGCCATTGGTTACGAACAGCCTTGGTTTCGGATAATTCTTCAGCGTGTTGTTTTACTTCCTCAAGCTCAACTCTCAGCTTCCCTACCGTTAGCGCAATATCCTCGTTCTCCTGGTCGCGGCGTTTGATGTATTGCTGGTTCCTTTCCCGTTCATCCAGTAGTGCCAGCACGGTTTCTGGTCCGGTCAGAAATTTGAAGGCATTGAGCGCATCAATATCCACACCGTAATCTTTAAGTTCCTGTTCACTTAACAAATCATCATCAGTTGGCAACATTAACAGGCGTTCCATTGCTGGAATTGCACGTTCTGCTGCCTCACGCAGTGCCTGGTAATTAATTTCGCTCACTGGTTGCCTCCTTTGCGAAGCTCTGCGGCTAAATACTCCAACGCCATTACCGGGACGCCAACAAGCACAGTTCCTTTAAACTTCTTATGCAGGTGCTCGATAGCTGTATCCACGCCCTGCGCCCGTACTTCAGCCAGGAAAGCATCGGTGGCCGGAGTTTCAGGAATCCGTCTCCTCATCAGTTCTATTGCATGATTGAACCCGAAATCTTCAGCAAGAGATACGTCATCCATATTGTCATTGTCGTCCTCAATATCCCGTGGTTCTGGAATTGCAGACTTTATTACCGCATTCTCCGCCGCCAGCGCCGCGCACTTGGCCTCAAGAGCGGCAACCACTTCCTGATGGTCTTTGTACTTAACGTATGAGCCGGAGATGTCATCACCTTCGGTGTTTAGCCATGCGTCATTGCAATTCACTGCGTAGGTTCTGATGCTCATGTTGATGCTCTCCCGCCCCTGACAGACGCCAGGCCAGTCAATAAAGTATCCGCACAATGCCTACCCTCAGACGTGCGCGCAGGATAAATGCCGTTATGACCCGGCAAAATATATGCTACCCATTCATCTTGCGTTGCCTGTTCCGCCGCCTCGCGCAGTGCCTGATAGTCAATCTTGCTCACTGGTCGCCTCCTTCATAAAAATAATCCAGTGGGTCTTGTCACCCTTTCCTGTTCGTTGACCGATAACAGGCTTTCTGTCGGTCAGTGCCAATATCTGGCGAACAGGTATTTGCGTTTCATTCCATTTAAAAATCAGAACGCTGTATGGCCGCAACACACGAAAGGCTTCTTTAAATCCCTGCCGCAAATCATCACGCCAGGTATCTTTATTCAGCCGTCCATATTTCTTTCCCATCCAGGCGTTATCACCAACACGCTCAAGATGCGGAGGGTCGAATACAACAACCGGAAACGATGCGTCTGCAAATGGTAATGCACGAAAATCTGCTATCAGGTCAGGGCTAATTATCAGTCTTCGTCCATCACATAATGTGTGCTCTTCCTTTCTGATATCGCTAAATATCGCCCGGTCGTCATTCTTATCGAACCAGAACATGCGGCTGCCACAGCACATATCAAGAATGGTTGCCGGTGCACTCACTGCGCTACCTCCTGAAAATTACCCTGATAAAACGACAATATGCGCTGCATAACTTCGCTCTTCCGGCACTCGCGACAGATTATGTTCTGACGCCTGTCGTAGCGGCGTATTTCGCCGTCTGGTAATAGCCAGATAAGGTCCGGATCAACCACAGATGGTTTCTTCAGCTTTGCCCTTGAGAGTTTTTTGCGGGCGTTTTGCCAGTCCTTGCGCGCCTGCTCAGACGGGAATACTCCGTAACCGGAATTGTAAACATCACCACTGGCGGCCAGCTCCATGCATAAACGACCGACAGACGCATGACTGACACCAATTTCATCCGATAACTGCCGAATCGTGCCTCGTCCGTTAAGGCGTACGAATTCCACGATCAGCCCTTTAATTTTTTCCCGCTCTTCTTGTGTAAAAACTTTTGCCACAAGCCCTCCTGAAAATTACCTCATGACCAGAAATTAACACTTACCCCCTGAAGCCCGGCGGAATTTCAGTGTCCGGTTCAGAAATGTGATTCACGCAACGCTGCGCAGGCGAACGCCCCAGGCGGATAACCAGTTCATCCCATTTTTCCCGGAGTTTTGCCGGACTCATGATGTTTTTTACCCAGAACGAATCCCGCTGGAGACGCCCAAACATTTCACAAATTTGTCTGTGAGTTCTGCCATCCAGCATCCGCATTGTGCGAACGTCATTGGCCCATGCTGTCCAGTTGGGTTCTTTCGGTCTAGTGATCTCGCCATCATAGCTGGCCGCCTGCTCGTAAAGACTCACGATTCGTCCCCAGATCCACTGTGCGCACACCAAATCTTCCTGACTTCCCCACTGGCGTTTTTTCGCACTGAACACAACCGCGTCAGGGTGTCGGGTTAAAAAATCCTGTTCAGCCGTCTGCGGGTCCGGTTGCGAAGCGTCCGGACAAGAAGATCTTTTATCTGACGGATCAGGTTTTAATACTGACGGATCGGGGTCAATCATCGGCCCCCTAATCGGCAGTTTTTTATCAACAGTTGATCCATCAAAATTTGACGGGTCAACCGTTGAGGGGTCAATATTTGACGGGTCAACTGTTAACGGGTCATTTTTTGCCGGGCTAATTTTTCTTTTCGGTTTATATGACTCACGCGCCGCCGCCGCAGCTGCTTCGAGTTTTTCCACATTAAGCCGATAGATATTGCTTACATTACGCCCACCGACCTTACGCTCTTCCTTCGTCAGCCAGCCCTCTTTCGCCAGTTCTGCAATAGCCGATTTCACTGTGGATTCACTTCTTGCACCGATCTGACGCCGGATAGTTTCAATGGCAGGCCATGACACGCCCTCGTCATTGCTGTAGTCTGCAAGACGGGCCATAACCGCCACCCTGGATAAGATCATGCCGGTGAAGGCGCACCCTTCCCAGACAAGACCATGAAGCTTGCTGCTCATAAAACCCCCGAACACCGTGCTTTTAGTGCATCACCACAGCATTCCCTGCCGGGCCGCCGCGATTCATCTGGTCATACAAAACAACCGCTGACGCAACAAAATCATCGACATCCTTCACCAGCCGATCCCTCCGTTCGACGATCTCACGGTAATATTCAGAACTGTGGCTGCGCATACGGGCCACCAGCAAAGGCGGCATCGCCTTTTCGATCGCCGGTAACAGAGCCTGCATTTTTTCAACAGCATCAGGGGTGTCTTTATCCAGCCAACGGAAAATTTTCTGGGTATTACGGGCCAGGGCTTCCGGATGGCTGTCGTCATACAGTTCCGGGAACGTCATTCCCAGCTCGAAATACGCTTTGGTAATTTTCGCAGCCGGCACTTTTTCGCCGTCCGGATGCGCCCAGACATTCATCGCCATGCGGATGTGTTCATGCTTGATTTTCATGAATCAAGCTCCTAGAAAGTGGTTGTGTTAACGTTTTGGTATCTTCCAGCTCGGGCCAAATATTCATCCAATCAAAAGGCCTTAGTTGCTGACGTGTAACTTCACCATTACTGGCTCGCTCAATAAGGACACATAACGATGCCCCTAACACTTGACCTTTACTCAATGCCTTTCTTAGATAACCGATGCTGGTACCACACTCGCATGCAAACATACGCTGTTCATCTGACGAAAGAGAATTGAGAAATATTCTTAATTCTTCCATAGCTACTCCTTAGTAAACACAGCAAAGAATACCCACAGGTAAACAAAAGTCAATACCCACAGGTTGTTTACCTTGCGGTAATCGCATCTATTATTTACCTATGGACAAATATGAATTTAGACGACAGCAACTCATCAAAATTCGTGATGAGAAATGCGATGGTAAAGCGGTTAACGTGGCCAGAAAGATCGGGCGCGAGCCTTCTTATGTATCAAGAATGTTGTACCCAGAGGGGAAAAAGGGAAAAAAACGGATCGCTGATGATATGGTGGAGATTATCGAAGAGTCCTTTGGGTTACCCCGGGGATGGATGGATGGTATCGTTTCATCATCAACGAACACAGCCTCCAGTTATGAAACAAGGGTTCTAACGCCACGACAACGTATTTTTTTAGATCTCTTAGACGAACTGCCAGAAAGTGAAGCGGATAAATTATTAAAAACTCTTGAAGAGAAAAAACAGTATTACAATATGATCTACGAAGAAATCCGTAAAAAGAAAGCACAAAACGCATCATAGCTCACCAAACAACTAGTCACCAGTTAAGACACCGCAAAAATTTACCCATGGGTATTTACTTTTTAAATACCTATGGGTATCCTTCTTTTCATACCAACCCACCCCGCCCCACAGAACGCCAGGCAATACTTCGAGTTACCCGGCAGTGGTCAGGGGTTAAGTAGCCAGCCCGAGGCGTATGAACATGACGGCGGGAACACTTTATATAACAGCGCAGCAGTTTTTTAGTTCCGCTACCCCGGCGTTAAGGGGAAATGAGGTCAGCATGGATACTATCGATCTTGGCAACAGCGAATCTCTGGTATGTGGCGTGTTCCCCAACCAGGACGGTACGTTCACCGCAATGACGTATACCAAAAGCAAAACGTTTAAAACCGAAAATGGTGCCCGTCGCTGGCTGGAAAGAAACTCAGGTGAGTGATATGGATTTTGACACAATCATGGAAAAGGCTTACGAAGAATACTTCGAAGGCCTTGCCGAAGGCGAAGAAGCTCACAGCTTCAACGAATTTAAACAGGTGCTTTCCAGTTCGGCAAAATCTAACGGCTGATAAGCGAAACAGCACCGCGAGGAATCAGTATGCAGAAACGAGAACCCGTCATCATCGCGCCAGACTATACCGATGATGAACTTTATGAGTGGATGCGCCAGAAAATTAATGCAGCGCAGGATCTGAAATGGGCCAATGAAGCCAGGACTAAGCAGGCTGAAAATCTGTCCGCTCTGGAGCAGGATATCACCAGGCTGGAAAAAGCAGCGGCATTAAGCATTGCCAGAATGGTTACATACCCACGTTAATAGCTAACCAACGAGGCTAATAATGGAATTTAAAGATTTACCAATGCCATTCCAGGAAATGGCAGCGAATATAGTTCGTTCCCAACTGGCGACTCTTGACCTGAGTACCGTAGAAAAAGAAACCATCGATACTATATCCGGTAACGTGCGTCGTGCCTTTATCGGTCTGTACGAAGAGAAGCAGCTCTCTGATAACCAGGATTTACATGAAAAATACTTCCTGGATCTAATGGACATCATTGATAAGGGGTTTGGCTTGTTAATGAAAAAGAAAGGGATTCGAATAGAACCCCTTGAAAATTACTTTGCAACAAAAAGCATTAATTCTTTTGATTCAAAATAAGAGAATTAATTACAGACTTAACATGCTCTTTCTCATGATTGAAGCTCTCATGATTGAAAGTGCCGGGTTGAAGCGAGTCGATATAATCAACAAGACTCTGTCGTACGACTTCATTTTTATCCATAACAGATGCAAGAAATGAAATTGCTAAAAGAGTTATATCACTACGCGCCGCAGCATGCTGCAATGCTTTATCAAAATTATTAATCTGGCGTATCAGGGAGTTAATGATTTCATCATTTTCAGTCGACATTTCACCCTCCTGAGGGTTGGTGATTAAGGAGTTCTCCACGGGTGAGGTGGAGTGCGTGCGCCGGACACGGGTGAGCATCCGGCACTGACAGTTTACTGAAAGGATATTTCCCTGAAAAGTCAGACCATAACGCGAAAGCGCTCGGTGAGGTAGCTGGTTCATAGATAGCCTGTCGTTAAATTTTCGTCGACCGTGCGCTTCCGGTTGTGGCAATCCGCGAAATGGCGCGGCGGTAAGTATGGCGGGGTTATTCCTTCCCCCGTTGAGGACACCGGGTTGTCAGGTTGACCATACGCTTAAGTGACAACTCCGCTGCAACGCCCTCTGTTATCAATTTTCTGGTGACTTTTGGCGGTATCAGTTCTACTCCGTGACTGCTCTGCCGCCCTTTTTAAAGTGAATTTTGTGATGCGGTGAATGCGGCTCAGCGCACGCGGAACAGTTAAAACAAGCGGTCTTTTACGGGCGTAACGGGAATGCTCTGTATCCGACGTTAATTGTTAACTGGTTAACGTCACCTGGAGGCACCAGGCACCGCATCAACAAAGTTCACTTCGGTGATGAAAGGTAGAGAAAATGTTGAATGTAGCTATTGAAAACCAGAACGGGTGGAATTATAGTGCACCTGCACCTCATAAAACGGGTGCCGGGCGTGGAAACCCGAAATCATTCACGGCGCATAACCGCGCTCAGGCGGTTTTTTTATGCGTTAAGCACAGCCACATTCGCATTATGGTGGGGCGTGCAGGGCAGCCGCAAGGCTGGCCGGGTTCCGTGATGACCGGTATTTCCACCCCTGTACGTCTCACCACCCTTATGGTCGTGGAAAACCTCGGTGGTGAGTTAATCAAATTCATCGCGGAGGCTGCCATCATGGCTACTATCCTTACCCTTTCTCACCCTGACGTAACCATCGAAAATGGTCGCGCTGTCACTACGTCTGTTGCGATCGCCGAGTTCTTTGGCAAACGCCACGAACGAGTGTTGGATAAAATTCGCAATCTGGACTGTTCAGCAAAATTCACTGAGCACAATTTTGTGTCAAGCGAATACACCGACTCAACCGGGCGCAAACTCCCAATGTACCAAATCACCAAAAACGGCTTCGTTTTCCTGGTGATGGGCTTCACTGGCAAAAAAGCCGCTGCATTTAAAGAGGCATACATTGCTGAGTTCGACCGCATGGAAGCAGAACTGCGCCAGAATAACGCCCCGTCTCCCGACAAAATGATTCACGGGGACGGACGCACCCTGGTTATCCGTCTCGACGAACACGGCAATATCAAATTCACTGAAACCGTTCCTGACGACGCAATGGTCTGCACCCTGGATACCTTCCGGTTTTATCTGGAGAAACAAGGATGGACTCTTGTAAACCGGAGCGCAATTAAAAATATGACTGTGGAGCAATTGCTAAAAATTCATTGTTGAGGACGCGATAATGGAAACGTCACTACCAAACGTTAATACGTCTGACGGGTGCTTTAATATTGGTGTTCTGCTCAGTAACAGGGATTTCACCGAGGATGCAATCAATATGAGAAAATATGAACCCTACCTGCTGAATGACAATTCCATACTCTCCAGAATTGCCCTTCTTAAACTCGGTATTTTCGGAGAGTGGCGATGAACACATTATTCGTACTCATTTTGACTGTACATCTCAATACTGGTGAGTCGCTTGATGCAATCACCGGCATGTACAACTCAATGAAAGAATGCATGGCTGCCGCAGCGGAACAGAAAATTCCCGGCAACTGTTATCCGGTCGATAAAGTTATTCACATGGACAATAACGAAATCCCGGCAGGATTAAAAACAGCGCCGTAATTAATATCCAGTTTCATTTTTATATGCCAGCAATGGCAGGGATTTGTTCACCCTTAAATCTGTAATGAGGTAAAACAAAATGAGTAAAGTCTTTATTTGCGCCGCCATTCCGGACGAACAGGCAATAAAGGAAGAAGGTGCCGTCGCTGTAGCCACTGCCATTGAAGCCGGTGATGAACGTCGCGCCCGCGCAAAATTTCACTGGCAATTCCTGGAACATTATCCGGTTGCTCAGGACTGCGCTTATAAATTTCTTGTTTGCGAGGATAAACCCGGTATACCCCGCCCTGCCCTCGATTCCTGGGATGCTGAATATATGCAGGAAAACCGCTGGGATGAGGAGTCTGCTTCCTTTGTCCCGGTTGAGACTGAATCAGATCCGATGAACGTCACTTTTGACAAGCTGGCCCCTGAAGTACAGAACGCTGTCATGGTTAAGTTCGACACATGTGAAAACATCACCGTTGATATGGTGATTAGCGCGCAGGAACTGTTGCAGGAAGACATGGCAACATTCGACGGACATATCGTTGAAGCGTTGATGAAAATGCCAGAAGTTAACGCCATGTATCCGGAGCTTAAGCTGCATGCCATCGGGTGGGTTAAGCATAAATGTAAGCCTGGTGCCAAATGGCCCGAAATTCAGGCAGAGATGCGCATCTGGAAAAAACGTCGCGAAGGTGAACGCAAGGAAGCCGGAAAATACACGTCTGTTGTTGATCTCGCCCGCGCCAGAGCCAATCAACAGCACACTGAAAATTCAACAGGAAAAATCAACCCGGTCATTGCTGCCATTCATCGCGAATACAAGCAGACATGGAAAACACTGGATGACGAACTGGCCTACGCTCTCTGGCCTGGTGATGTGGATGCCGGAAACATTGACGGCAGCATCCATCGCTGGGCAAAAAATGAAGTTATCGACAACGACCGCGAAGACTGGAAGCGTATCTCGGCATCAATGCGCAAACAGCCTGATGCCCTTCGCTACGACCGCCAGACTATTTTTGGCCTTGTCCGTGAACGTCCGATCGACATTCACAAAGACCCTGTGGCACTGAACAAATACATTACTGAATACCTGACTACAAAGGGCGTGTTTGAAGATGAAGGAACAAATCAGAGCGCAACTGATACTCTCTCGTCGCCAGTACCAGAAACTGATGCAGTGGAAACGGCAATTCCGGACAACGAAAAAACCGAATGCAAAGTGGAAGTCGAACCATCTGTAGAACGTGAGGGGCCGTTCTACTTCCTCTTCACCGACAAGGATGGCGAAAAATACGGTCGCGCAAACAAACTTTCTGGTCTGGATAAGGCGCTGTCTGCTGGGGCTACTGAAATCACGAAAGAAGAATATTTCGCCCGCAAAAACGGTACATACTCAGGTTCACAACAAAATACTGGTGCATCTGACACGACCGCACAACCAGAGCCGGTAAAAATTACCGCTGACGAAGTAAACAAAATTATGCAGGCAGCCAATATCAGCCAGCCTGACGCCGATGAACTGCTTGCAGTATCACGTGGTGAATTTGTTGAAGGGATTAGCGACCCGAATGATCCGAAATGGGTTAAGGGGAACCAGACCCGCGATTCTGTGAACCAGAACCAGCAAGAAACGGAACAGAACGACCAGAAAGCGGAACAAAACAGCCCAAATGCGTTACAAAACAGCCCAAATGCGTTACAAAACGAGCCAGAAACGAAACAGCCTGAATCAGTGGCGCAACAGGAAGTGGAAAAAGTCTGCACCGCCTGCGGTCAGACCGGCGGCGGCAACTGCCCTGATTGTGGCGCGGTAATGGGCGACGCAACATACCAGGAAACATTCGATGAAGAGTATCAGCCTGAAGTTCAGGAAGATGATCCGGAGGAAATGGAAGGCGCTGAACATCCACACAAGGAGAACACTGGCGGCAATCAGCATCACGATAGCGATAATGAAACTGGCGAGACGGCAGATCACTCAATTAAGGTGAACGGTCATCAAGAAATCACATCCACCAGCAGGACGTGTGACCATCTAATGATCGACCTTGAAACCATGGGAAAAAATCCTGATGCCCCGATCATCTCAATAGGTGCAATATTTTTCGATCCGCAAACCGGAGATATGGGACCGGAATTTAGTAAGACTATCGATCTGGAAACTGCTGGCGGAGTCATTGATCGGGACACCATTAAATGGTGGCTTAAGCAATCACGCGAAGCGCAATCTGCCATTATGACCGATGAAATCCCGTTAGATGATGCACTGTTACAATTGCGGGAATTTATCGACGAAAACTCCGGTGAATTTTTTGTTCAGGTTTGGGGAAATGGAGCCAACTTCGACAACACGATTTTGCGCCGTTCATACGAACGGCAGGGGATCCCCTGCCCGTGGCGTTACTACAACGATCGCGATGTACGCACAATCGTTGAGCTGGGGAAAGCCATAGACTTCGATGCCAGAACGGCTATTCCATTCGAAGGTGAGCGCCATAATGCACTTGATGACGCCCGTTACCAGGCAAAATACGTTTCAGCTATCTGGCAAAAACTGATCCCAAATCAGGCTGATTTTTAATGTTCAACCCCGGTCGTTGCCCACCAGCTATAGTGGCGGCGACCATGATTAGCGAACGACGCTCATGGCAAGACTTATTTTGCTCACTGAGTGGGCAAAAGAGGAATTCAGTGAACCGGTCCCTACTCCGAGTACGTTAAGTAAATACGCTAAAGCCGGAATGATATTTCCTCTCCCCAAAAAAGTTGGAAGACGCTGGCGAGTGGATCCGCAAGCTCGCTTTGTCGGAATGGTAAACAAGCCGGAGGTGATCGCCACAGATCACCCTGCTTTGAAGAGGATACTGGAAGATGGCGCGCCCGCGAAAATATAAAACCGATGTTCCGGGATTATCTCCGTATTTTGACAAAAGAAATAACAAAGTTTACTGGCGTTACAGGCATCCCATAACAGGCAAAAATCACGGTCTCGGCAGTATTGACCAGAAACTGGCAGAAACTATTGCAGCAGAAGCGAACAGCCGTCTTGCCCGGCAGCAAATGGAACAAATGCTCAGTCTGCAGGAGAAAATTATTAGTGATACCGGCGGTTCATCAACCGTTACCATTTTTCTGAATAATTACAGAAAAATTCAACAGGAAAGATATGAAAACGGCGAGATCAAACTCAACACGCTGAAACAGAAAGCGGCCCCTCTCAGGGTATTTGATGAACGTTTTGGCACCAGACCGTTAGATGCCATAACCGTAAAAGATGTGGTATCAGTACTGGAAGAGTACAAGGCCAGAGGACATAACAGAATGGGACAAATTTTCAGGAAAGTACTGATCGATGTTTTCCGGGAAGCTCAGCAAACGGGCGATGTCCCGCCAGGCTTTAACCCTGCAGAATCGGCAAAAAAACCGCAGGTGCGGATATCAAGACAGCGACTGACTTTTGATGAGTGGATGATGATTTATAACGCAGCGGAAAAGAATGGTTACTTTTTACAGCGCGGTATGCTGCTGGCACTGATGACAGGCCAGCGCCTTTCAGATATTTGCAAAATGCAATTTTCGGATATCCGGGATGGTTATCTTCATGTCGAACAGCAAAAAACAGGAACCCGGATTGCCATCCCTCTGGCTCTGCGTTGCGATAAATTAAATCTCACCCTGGATGATGTAGTGTCATCCTGCCGCGATTGCGTTCTTAGTCCGTGGCTATTGCACCACCATCACGCGAAAGGGACAGCTAAGCGCGGCGGGATGGTTAAGCCAGCAACATTAACCGTTGCATTTAAAAAAGCCCGGGATTCTGTGGATTACAACTGGCGTGCTAATGGCACCCCACCCTCTTTCCATGAGCAGAGATCTTTATCAGAGCGATTGTTCAGAGAGCAGGGGGTTGATACCAAAATTTTGCTAGGCCATTCGAATCAAAAAATGACCGATATTTACAACGACGCACGCGGTAAGGAATGGAAAAAACTGGTCATTTGA